AGACCGCGATCATAAAATCCTGACTCCACGTTGCGTTGAACCAATTGCAACAGAGGCCATGGTTGATAGTTGTTATAAATTTGTTTGCGTAAGTGGTAGTTGATCAAACGACCGGCTACATATTGATAATTTGGTGTTTCTTCTGAAATTAAATCAGCTGCACTCTTGATAAGTGTCTCTTGTATATCTGCTGTTTTAATTCCATTATAAAACTGTATTTGACTTTTTATTTCTACTTCGCTTGCACTTACGTTGGTTATGCCTTGTGTGGCCCAAAATACTACCTTGTGTAACTTTTCTAAATCGAGGTCTTCCGTGTGGCCTTCTCTTTTTGTAACTTTGATTGATGTCATTGATTTCTCTTAATAATTTTCTAATTGCAACTCTTCACGGTACTGCTTGGTTAATGTTAATGTTTTATCGATCTGTGTGTTATTTACGACCTCTCCATCAATCATATTAAGTATATATTTTCCCTGATTGATCCAAGCTAAATTATACACATGATTGGTTTCGGGGTTGGTATACTGCCGAAAAACAATATCAAGCTCTGTTCTGTGCGTTGTTAATAGTACAGTATACACGATCCCCAGACATTTTGCAACATCACAATAGGTATTTTCCATAATTAATGTCCATGGATCGGGCCATCTAGATGGATCATCTGGGTCTAGATTATACGGAGTAAAAGGAGCCCTGGCCCAATACTGTGCTGTTTGAGCTAGTGCTTGTTCTAAAGGTATTGAGTCTAACGAGGATCGAAATTCGCGCCAGGACCTCAAGCGGTCCTCTGGCTTTTGTTGAAACATGTTTTACTTATATAAATTGTGTGTGATTGTATTTTATAGTGACCGGAGTTGTAGTCGAGCAAATAACATTGCCATTGGCATGAGCAAAAAGGTTAGCAGTCAATGAGCTAGCATACGCAGTTGGTTCAACAAACTCGTCATCAAACTTTACATTACCCACTGTGCCCATGCTGTTGTATTTCAGTTCACCGATTCGATAAACGGTACCTGCTGAATTGTTCATCTGGTACTTGTACACACCAGCGCCGGCTGTGAACACGTTTCCAATTGATGCCACTGAATTACTTGATATACTTACGTTGGTTGTGTCAAAATAACGCAATCTGGTGACAATGCCAGTGACCGCAGGATCCACATACATTGACTTAGTAGCATATCCTGAGAACGAACTGTTGTTGAGTTTGATATCTGCACTTGTGCCAGTTAGACTCAACCCATAGTTGCCACCAATGAATTTAACATCGTTGAACGTGACATCTGTTGCTTTATTGACCAAAACTGCTGGAGCTGTTGTGCTAGCAGTTGCTACTGCCAAATCTCTAATAGAGATTGCACCTGGCAATATTGCACCGTTGGTACCTATGTTGGTACCGACTTGGAATAGGCTATCGCAAATAGAAAATGCTGTGCCAGTAGTAGCCGAAATGTAGGTGTTATTTTTGCCATCACCAACCAATACACAATTAGGCGGTATCAATAGAGGACTTGAAATTTTATATGTGCCAGCTGGAATTTTAATGGTACGCTGAATGTTACGATATGTACCATTCAAGCTACTTATGTAAATTTGTTGTATAGCGCGATTAAGTGCGGCTGTATCATCTGTTGTGCCATTGGCCACAGTACCAAAGTCTCGCACACTGATGCTGTCATCCAACACGCTTTGCAAACTGCGAGTGACTGGCGCTAAAATGGTAGAGCCAGTTTGACTGGTGTACCCGGCATCAGTTCCGGCAAATGTATAACTAGAAACAAATCCCAAGAAATCGCTGTGCTCGGTCAAGATTTCGGTGTGTCCAATCTTTGGTGCACCTTCTGCTGTTGTGCCGTTACCGATGAATAATCTACGTTGATCTAGACTCCAGCCCATTTCTCCACTGGCCAGCGTAGTATCAGCAAGGTCCGCTTGCAAACCCCTACGAATTTGAATTTGACTGATTTGTACTATTGCCATTTACATTAATCCTGAAATATAATGTATTTATGAAGTTTGATAGTACTGTTCTACTCGTTTGTTCCATTGGTTGCAATAGTGTTCAAACTCGTGCCCTTCAAGTATGAACTCTTGATAAACAGGGGTGCCAAAAACACCCGGTTCTAGCTCTTTTGGCTGTTGGCACATGAGAATTACACCTTTTTTGATATCGGTTCCATGCATGTTATTGTGTGCCTGTGCATAGGCTGCCAACTGTATAAAATAGTCGCCAATGTATTCGCGTTTTTTAAGTTTGTTGGTTTGCTTGTAATCCATGATGCAGGCTTCGTTGTTGTGTACTCCCACCGAGTCTGTGGTACCAGCATATAACCCGCTATAATAAACAGGAACTTCAACTCCCCACACTTCGTTTACTTTTTGAAATCCTTCAAGTATTACTTGTGCGGCCATAAACCAACTTGGTTGTGCAAACGGGTTGCCAGGCAATTCTTTCATTTCGCCGGTTTTAACATAGTGTTCCAAGTAGCTGTGCATACGTGTTCCGCGATTGGCGGCTTCGGTAGTAATCTGTTGGGCACGTTCTACACCCACAGATTTTTTCCAACGATCCAGAGCATCGCGACTTTCTTTGCTTTTGGTTTTGTCTAATATTGTGGTAACACTGGGAACTTTTGACCCGTCTGGCAGACAATAGTGTCTCTTCCCATCAATGGTTTCTCTATTGATAGGTTCATAATTGTATTTTTGTATAAGCATTATATTCTAAATGATTCGCCACATCCGCAACGATCGCGTTCGTTGGGATTTTTAAATTCAAAGCCTTCGTTTAGGCCTTGTCTAACATAATCAACTTCCATGCCGTCTAGATATACATTGTCTTTGACATCTACTAGTACAACAAAATCTTGTTGGGCATAGTTGATAGTGCCGGGATCACCTGTGTATTCATCAACATACTCTAACACATACGCCATACCCGAACAGCCAGTGGTGCGAACGCCCAGACGTATACCAACCCCTCGCCCTCGACGGGTCAAGTTGTCAATGATTTTTTTACTTGCTGTGCTTGTTACGGTAATCATTTACAGCCGCCTTGATTGCATCTTCGGCCAAGATGGAGCAGTGGATTTTGACAGGCGGAAGGGCGAGTTCTTCCGCAATCTGAGAATTTTTAATTTCCATTGCGGCATCGAGCGTTTTACCTTTAACCCATTCTGTAATAAGTGAGCTTGACGCAATCGCTGACCCGCAACCGTATGTTTTGAATTTAGCGTCCTGAATAATCCCATCTTTAACCTTTATTTGTAATTTCATTACATCACCGCAAGCAGGTGCGCCAACCATGCCAGTGCCAATGGAGTCGTCACCCTTTTCAAACGAACCCACGTTGCGGGGGTTTTCATAGTGATCAATTACTTTGTCTGAGTATGCCATTAGTTAGGTACCAATACAGTTCGATAACAATTACACTTTGCGTCTAGTACAGCTTCCCAGTGGTAATCAGCTGGTTGTGGAAATACTGGCGCAATTGGTGGATACATCATTGGAACATTAGGTTCCGGCTGTCGTATAACTATTGTCTGCGGCGGTTTAGTTGCTTCATATACAATTACCCCACCGACTATAGCAGGAACTGCCCAACCATAACCTGGATGCCAGTAGTATGCTCCGCCACGATGGCGCCAACGGTCAGCGTGGGCCAAATTGGTTAAACATAAAAGGGATAATACGAGAATAAACTTTTTCATTTTGACATCTCCTTGTGTATTATAACATACACTTATATAACGTGTCAACAGCTAAAAAAGTTTACTTACCGGCGGCTCTTTTGGCCATTGAACTTACCACTTTGGCAGGATCTCCGGGGGAAGCAGTAGCGGCGCCAAGTGGGTCTGTATTGTCAACTGTATGTTCTGGTGGGGCCAAATAAACATATTTGGAACCAGTATGGTCATCATCTTTGATATCTTTGATCAAGCCCTTAATCGAATCGTTATGTTGGAAAGCGGCTTCTAGTGCGGCATAATTAAATGCTTCGTTGCCAGGAATGCCACGAACCCTGTCAATGATTGTATCAACTTTAATGCGGGGAGTTACTGCATTACTTTGTTGTGCTTCATTTCGTAACCATTCTAGCACAGTGATCAAAGCAGAGTCACCGCGTGTCTCTGCTT